GTGAGCTTCTGCGCCTACTACATGAGGCTGCAGCGCAGGGATTGGCAAGAGGCGACTATCAGCCCCGACACAACGATGAGTTTCTAAATGCCATACGTCATAGTAACGAGGTCTTTGCTGCATTCAAAGTGCACGCTATGGGTAAAGCAATGGCAAATAAACTCTATGACGAAGGTGGCCAATTAAAACCATTCAAACAGTGGTTGAACGATGTTCAAAACATTTCGTCACATCATGTAGGTGCGTGGCTTCGGACCGAATATAACACGTCTGTGTTGCGAGCACATGCCGCAGCAGACTGGCAAGAATTTGTTCGCAATAAAGACGTGATGCCCAACTTAAGGTGGATGCCTACTACCTCGCCCGATGCCGAAGCTTCGCACCGCTCGTATTGGGAGGAGAAACTCACACTGCCCGTGGATCACCCGTTTTGGGAGAAGCATCATCCGCAGGACAGATGGAACTGTAAGTGTCGCCTTGAGGCAACCGATGAACCAGTATCACCAGATGATTTGGTAGAAGACATGCCTGCGCCACAATTACAGAGAGGCCTTGACAATAATCCAGGAAAGGACGGGCACCTCATTAACGATACACACCCGTATTTTCCCGAAAGCTGTGCTCGCTGCCCGTATTATAAACCGAGAGGAGCGAAAAACCGGCTTAAGGCAGCATTCAGTAACCATAAGAAAGACTGTTTTAATTGTCCGTATATTAATGAAAAGTTGCCTAATGGATATAGACAAGATGAGAAATATAAAGAACGGTTGTTGATAAGCAACACAGCAGACAGCAAAGATTTGGATAGTAATGTCAAGGTCTCTCGCTCTCTACTTTCCTCTTTTCCCGAAATGACTATAAAGGTACGTCCGCATGTATTAGAGAGAGGTGTAAGTAATCCCGAGTTGGAAATCAATGGTATGCTGGCTGATAACAAGATGATAAATGGAGAAAAGGGTGTTACGGCAGCATTTAAAAAAGCAATTAAACAAGGATGCCAAGTGGTTGTTATTGATTTAGATGCAAGATTAAAGCGACTCAATCCTTTTGAGCTGACAAAATATGTGCACAGAAGAGAGGCCGATTTTATAAATGAAACGATAAAAGAATGCTATGTGGTATTTAAAGGAAAGGCTGTAAAAATTACGCCGAACACACAAAATCGAAACGAGATACAAAAGGCTTTAAAACAATTAGAGTCGTAATAAATACGACTCTATTTGCTCGGACGGCTGCGGAGCTTGAAGTTATCGTGCCTATATGCAGACTCTCATCCTGTTGCAAAGATACGAAACATTTCGTTATGAACAAACTTTTAAGCAATTATTTTTTATGGACGCAAAACAAATAGCCAATATCATCACTCGTGCACCACAACTGGTAGAGAAGGCTATGCGTGATGAAATACCGCGCAAGACAGCCGTTATAGCAAAAAATCACTTTATGCATAATTTTGATGAAAGTGGTTTTGTAAACGGCGGAGTACACGCTTGGAAGAAAACACGTCGACAGGAGGCAGGCGATGAACGTAAACCCCTAACCTCGCAGCGAAATCATCTAATGAACAGCATCGATACCATTGGTTCTCCTGGGCAGGTAACGGTTGTTAACCCTGTGCCATACGCGCGAATCCACAACGAAGGTGGAACTATACAATCACATCCTACCGTTACGCCAGCTATGCGCAAGATGGCATGGGCAAGAGTGTATTCTATCGCAGGAGTAAAAAAGGGAGAATCACTCCCTAAAGACCTGCCAGAAGAGGCGAGAAAGTTTCGAGCACTGGCTTTAACCAAAAAATCAAAGCTTAATCTCAAAATAACTATCCCCCGTCGACAGTTCATTGGTGAAAGCAAAGAACTGCACGAAAAGATTAATCAAGTCATAATTAATAAATTAAAGGAAATAAGCAATGGAATCAATACTCGTTAATCTCATAGATCATCTTTCCCGCGAACTACCCTGGGCACGCACCATAGACGAGGATTACGGGCAACTCGAAGCCCTTGATGACGAAAACATCGATATGTACCCACTTACCTTCCCAGCTATCTTAATAGACCTTCCGGGGACCGATTGGAGCGATGCCGGTGACTGGACACAACACGGCACCTGTCAAGTTCGTGTGCGCCTTATTCTCGACTGTTACGATGATACGCATGGTGGCAGTAATACAGTAGACCAAATCATGCAAAGGGAAGAGAAAAGAAAAGCCCTGCATACATTGTTGCAGGGTTATCGGGCGAACGATAAAGGGGCGTTAATACGCACTCGTTCTAAATTCTTTACGTTCAATCATGGCATAAAAGTATATGAAGAAGTATACACTTGTGCCATATCAGAGGCTACTCGGGAAACATTGAAGGTTGAGCGGAAGAAGCTGAAGGTTGTCTTGAAGTCCTAAATCCCATATACCTACTTTTTCTCACGGCCGATCCATTTACAGTCGCACCTTCCATTAGCATACGTTTGATAATGCGAAGCGTAGTAGCTTCACATAGGAAGAACTCTTCTGTTGAGAGTTTATGAATAACGTCATCAAAGCGCAGACGCTGCACCTCGGACCAATAATAGAATCTCTCGAAGAGTTTCTTGTCACGTTCATCTATAAGCTGCTTATTTCTTCCTTTCGACATCTTTTTTATATTAATATGCTATATGCAAAATTAATAAAAATTCCCTGTAAACACAAGAGTTACAGGGAATTTTAGATATAGAAAAGTAAACAAACTGTTAACATTCTGTCATGCCAAGCGGAATAGTTCTCCACATACCATTACAATCTTTCTCTTCGGCGCGAATAAACTGCTTGCTTACTTCGGGCTGATAGCTCTCTTCTATGATACGCACGCCCTCAAGAAAGCGATTATCACCAGTCTCTTCTGCCACCTTACGTAGCTGGACTATACGCGAAGCTTTGAGAGTTCCCTTCGTGTCACGCGAGAGGAGGCGTAATACCATACTGACAAGGGATTTTGTCTTCTCGTCTTTAGCCAAGCTCTCAATGTACTCCTTTACAATGGCGATGCCATCTTCTACTGTATCACGATAGCCGTCAGTTACATACACGCCCAGCGTAATGCGCTTATTACCATCTGAGTTTGTAAAGGTATGGCTTTTCTGATTGTCCCTACTTGTTTTAAAGATATTACCTTTTAAATCCAAGATAGCTCGAAAATTGTCCAGCACACGTTGTTTACTGTTTTTGATCTGCTCGCTTACAGAAAGTAAAACGGGGATAGAGTTTTCGATTTCTTCGTCCACCATTTGTTTGTACATTTCGCGGTCAGCACGGGCTTTCTCTTCTGCAGCACGCTTGGCCTCTGATTTTTGAAAAGCCTCAAAACGGATTCTTTCTTCTGCCGTCATTTCTACGGTCACCCTTGTTTCTTCATTCTGTAATGAGTTGTTACTCATTTCTTTCATTATTGATTCCATAATTTGTTGTTATTTTTGTTTTCTAATAATTATTCTCATCTTAGTATTCAGACTATTGAGCTCGTCAGTGGTTAACTCCCTGAAGCGCTTGCCTGCTACACGTGGGTCTTTACAAAATGCGTCGACGCGGTTCCAGTCCGTTGTGTCTATTCCGTAGAGTTGCATCTGATGTAGCACACCGCTGCGAGCTTTTCGTAGCTGATCATGTAACCTGCGTCTTTGATCGTCATAACCTGTAATATCCTCCATCTGTCTGCACATAGAATCATACTCTTTTATTGACATCTCGCGCAGATGCACTGTCCTGCCATTCGTATATTGTTCTACCAGAGTCTCTTTGTCCGCACACGGCATCTTTTTTAGCAGCGTGTAAAATCGTGCATAGTTCATGTTATTTCTTCGTGTTTATAGATTGAATATTGTGGGTATAGCTATTTTTCCCATGTCTCGTAGTGTGCTGATATTTTGTCATTCCGTTTGCATTTGTAAAATAGACTTCCTCACCACGGTCAATGAACCTATATACCTTTACTCCGTTACACTCAAACAAGAACTGTACATCGTAGTCTTTCAATCGTTGCTCATACTCTTGCTTTCGTATCTGCTCCTTTGTCAACTTGGGCTTAGGTGGCTCTGGCTTCTTTCTAATCTCGTAACCACAAGATGCGACTGCAAATACTAACGCTGATAATAAAATTAGTTTCTTAATCATAATTTCCCAATTATTTAAAAATGCCGTTTATTATCAACGCTGCTGCAACTCCCCAGCCACTGAATGCGATTGTGTATGCAATCCATTTTGCTATAGAAAAACTCTCCAATGCTTTAGCATAGCCATTTTTGAATTTAATAGCATCACCAAATTTATTCTCAAAGGTTTCCATACAAGCGTCAGACAGTATTCGTTCTATCTTCCTGCGACCTTTCTCTGTGATGATTGGACTAAATCCGTCATTCTTATACAAGCCGTTCTCACATGAGAAAACATCAGTGTAGTAAACAGTGTCTCCGTTGTATTTATCTTGAAGTCCGACTCTAATATCAATTCGGAACACACCACGTTCTTGATAATACTTCTCCGCCAAGTCGCGGATTTTTGTATCGTTCAACACAGCTTTTTCTCGAAGTTGGTTATACTCATAACCGCTTAGTTGTACTATTCTTTTTTCCATACTAAATTTCTTTTAATCTAAATAAATCTGCTTGTGTACACATAATTATTTTTTTTCACTTTCACTTGCTTGCCACTCAACTTTTATCACTGCATCAAGTTTACCGCTGCCCTTGCATATCGGGCACTCTTGCTTGTAGCGTTCCTGCCACTCGTCCTCTTGCCAGTGATAACCATTGCCCTGGCAGTACGGACATTTGTGACCTTGGCTCTCTATGACTTCTGTCATTCTACCACCTTGGCTAAGTCGCCCTGGTGCAATTTCTATTGTTCGTATTTCTTTACTCATTGCTTTATTGTATCTCTAATTGAACATTGAAATAATACTCTCTACAGAGCCGTTTCACTTGTACTATATCAAACGGCTGCTCATCATAGGCAAAAAAGATAGTGCGTTCACGTGTCTTTACTCTTACACCTTTCTTTCGGAGTCTATATAACAGGTTATCTCGTTTGTTTGCCATAGCTTTACTCTTTAGTTTCACCCCAATATAAATTAGCTCGCTCCTCCCATATGGTATAATATCCCTTGCTTCCAAAGTATCGCCCTTTGCTGATGGCACGAAATCCGCTTACAAATATCTTTAGGCTCGCATCATACATCACGCTCACGGCTGTGCGCCCAGCGGGCTTGTTTCCGTCTGCTTGACTAACGAAAATAAGCAGCTTGTTGGCATGGCGCTCTTTAAAAGCCTCGTAGTCCCTGAAGCTCATTTTAGTGTACTGAAAACTGTCGATGACCACGATGTCGGGACTTTTATGCTTACTCAGGCGCGTTGAGAGCTGTTCCATATTTTCACGATCAAGCAGCACAAATCGCCTTGCTACATCTTGCATGCCTGCCGTCATAAAAGCATTTTTCATAGTCAGCGACGCTCCTTCTTCAAGACTGTTGTAGGCAACACGACCAAAGCGCGATAGTTCTTTACAGAGTTGCAACAGAAAGCTTGTCTTGCCGTTACCACTGTTGCCCCACACAAACCACACACCATTCTTCTCAGGACACCCGAAAGCTTCTTCCCACGCTCCTTCAAAGGGATAAGTCTCCTTTTTCATGCGCAGAACGTCGCTTACACTTAGAGCTCTGCGCAGCACAGGGTGATCTCTTTTCCACAGAGCCTTTTCAAGCGTCTTAATCTTTTCGTGTAGTTCTGCATTAGTAGCCGTCAACTCTGCGATCACCTGAGCTGTATCCTTTACTACATTCGTCATTATTTCGAGGTTTGAGAGTTGTTTGAATGTTGTTTGAACGCTGGCTGAGCAGCAATAAGCTTGGCTCTGTGGATACTTTTCTTCACGCGGCGCAGGTCGAACTCAAACTCCTCCGAATCTTTCACAACTTCTGATATGCGTGCCTTGTCTGTTACCCCATTGGCTACACAAACTGCATAGACATCGTGTGCGCCTGTACGCTCCAGCTCAAAGAACTTGCGACCGATACGTGAATGTATCTCGTTATACCCACACTTGTTGTAGCGCAGTCCCATGCTCATACGACGCTTGATATAACTTGTAGAGAAGAAGACGATACCGCACTTATCCTCTAATCTGTTATACAAGTCTATGAAGTAGTGGAATACACGCTCAGGCAGTTTGTCCGCCTCGTCGAAAAGCAACAGTGGTGCTTCCATCTGAATAAGATCATCAATAATTCTGTCAAGCAGCTCTCTGATGCTGTACCCTTCTGTACGCTGACCGATACGTCGTGCAATCTCACGAATGAAGTCGCTTTTCTTCATATCTTCTGAGCAGAGAATATAGAACACCTCGTTGTGCTCGCTGGTATAAAGCTTCGCTGTGGTTGTCTTTCCACACCCTGCTTCTCCCACTATCCATGTGACATTCTTCACGGCTTGAGCGTCTTTCATGACGAGTGTCATTTCCTGAAAGGCTTTTGTCTCGACCACCTGCCAGTCCACGCCTGCACTTGTACCTAACTGCGATGCAAGGTTGCGCCACATATCATCAGATATATTTTCCCATTTTCCCTGCAATATGCTACTCACGGTTGCACTACTTGTTCCTGTAAGGCTCTGCGCAGCCTTGTTCTGACTTGGATACTTGCTGACATACTGCTTTAAGCATTCCTGGATTTGTACCTTTTCGTTTTTTGTTAGTTTCATATTATCTTTATTTTTACGATTTTACTTTTTAATACTTTCCTGCTACCGAAGCCATATCAACTACTGCCGTCTCAACCTCTGCCCAGTCCTCAAGGCTTACCTGCTTTGTCTTCCGTCCTATCTTATACTCTTCTGGTGACTTGCTATAAATGCCTGTACGGCGTTCTATCTGTCTGCGTTCGGCTGCTGTCATTCCCTTAGGCTTTGGACTACGCAATCCGTGCTGCTCTGGCATTACGCCGTGAGTCTTTTCAATCTCACGTCCAGCAACTGTTCGCTCAATGCGGTCAGTGGTATTGGCTGCCTGTTCCTGTCTGATGAATGCTGCTTCGCCTTCTGTCTGCTCTTGTATCGCACGATGTATCACAACGTAAGGTTCTGCTACCCGTTCAAACCTTAGACTGCCGTCAGCTTCCTTCTTATAAAGGCGGATACTTCCGAAGTCGTAAGGATCATACTTGACAACGAACCGCTCGTAAGTGTGCTGTCTGCGCCACTCGTGGTCTGGCACACCCGGTTCGATCATCACTTCATATTGTCGCTTCTCCTTCTTAATCGTAACACTGATACCTTGGTCGGTGAAGGTACTCATACGTTTAGCTGTCACCCAGAACATATCCACCATATCGTGTGCAGTAACCTGCTGAGTCTCCTCATTCACGCTGCTGTCGTAGGCTTCCTGACGACTCTTGCCGTATGCAGGGTGCACCATTTCGTTCCACTCCTTTGTAGCCTTTGCGTAAGCATCTTTCAGTTCCTCAAGCGTATAGAGTGAGTCTTTATTCTCCTCAATAAATTCAAGATTCGGACGGCTCGACATCTTTTTTGCTGTAATGTTCTGACCCGTGAATCGCCAATCCTTATGCAGCACCTGTTGTTGGAACCGACCGAACACAGCCTCAATGGTCTTTGATTCTCCGTTATAAGGTTGCGTGGTCCTATGCACGTGACAAAGCTTCTTAAACAGACCGTCGGCATCCAGCTTCTTATGTCCGCCTTGGTTGTCGTGAACAATCTCGTAAGGCTTGTGCTTGCTTGTCTGAATGGCCATGCGATATGCGAGATATTGCGCCTCGTAATCCTCACTATCGCTGATATGCCAGCCAAGCATCACCTCACTCATCGCATCAATGACTACATAGACCTGCGTGGTGCGCACCTTGCCGTTCTCGTCCTGATAGTAGAGGTTCAGCTTCGTACCATCACCATACCACAGCGCATCACGCTTCGTTGGCAGTGCAGTGCGGTGTTTACGTCCGAACTTCTGTCGTGCTGCCTGCTCACCATGCACGGCATCGTACCATAGTGGCATAATTGCAGCACTATTCAACCATCGCTTCATACCGCTAAGGCTTTTCAAAGGCTTCCACCCGTTAGCTTCTGCCTGGCGGTTTGCCTTTTCAAAGAGCTGTGCATCGGTGTACACAGGAACCCTGCAACGCTTCAATGCGATGAGTAGCTGTCCGAACTCATCAGTTATCTTCTGCGTGTTCTTGTTTCCAACCTTACCGCTGATAAGACTCTTATAGCCATCTGCCTTGAAAGCCTTAATCTTTGCTTTCAGTCGTGCTTCATTTTGCGGAAGGGTGTGTTGATACTCCTCACGCATAGCTTCAGAACTCTGATAGATTACCTCCCATGCTCCTGCAGTGCTGCCGTTCAGACTTTGACGAATAGCTCTACGCTGTGCCATCATCTTCAACAACTCTTTCAGTACACTTGCATTAATTGTGTACTCCTCAATGAGTTTATCTGTAAGATGCTCCTGCTTGCCGTTCTTTTCGTATGTGTATCTTTCAAACCATTCGCGTGCCTCACTATCCAGCTTTACACGGTCACGCATCATTGCTTCCTTTATACGCTGTTCCGGGTCGCCGTATCGCTCCATATACCGTTCCTTGTATTTCTTCGGGAGGCTACTCCAGGCGTATATCACATAACCGCCCTCACCACCGTACCGATGCACACGGACTATCTTTCCCTTCGATGCATACACATTCAGTGTCCCCGCATTGAATACAGGATTACTCCCCTCGGTTAGTTCCTGGCTGGTTACGCACAATATCTTGTTGAAATACTCCATCCCTTAATTAATTTTACTATCTTTGCGGAAAAACCACAATGGGAAAAATACTCTTCATTTGTAAGTTCTCTATAACTTTTCCTGAATTCGACGCAGATGATCCTGGTCGAAAGGATAGAATAGGCGTGATTTACAATCATCTTGTAAACTGTGCTCGGCTTTGGTTCGCACAGATAGGTGAAGATTACAAGATTGAGCAACCTGACTATCCAGACGAATTGATAAATCAGCATCAGCGCACTGATTTGATATACTTATATCGATTATTGGAGAAACCCTCTTCAATCGTACATATTGCAAAACTCTGTGAAGGATATGCAGGCGTTTTGTCTCAGTGGGTTGATGCCGACATTCAAGTCGATTATCCTTTAGAACTACCTGCACATTGCCAGTCACCTTACAATCTAAGTGAAAGTGATGAGTATGTCCCCCCGACTTATCTGAAATAATTGTTCTTGCCATAGGTCATTGCTTTTACAGGCTCATAGCCATTAATTCAACTTCACTCTGCAGCTCCACGAAGGCAGGTATGTTCATATCCTGCTCTCGACGTGTCTCAACCCCATCAACAAACACACTTACACTACTATCCTTACGGTCTACTACTAATTTTACACGCTCGCTATAGGTCTGTGTCATTGTCTGCGCAGCCTCCTCATGAGTGGTCTCAACATCAGCCTGCTTCCAATTAGGAGTTCCGTTCAGCTGTGTCAGTGCAGTGAAGCGAATCTTCCTTGCAAGTTCACTGTCACTTTTGAAGTTCAGAGCCTTCCATACCATCACTGTGGTGCAGTTAAAGACTTCACATAAGTGAGCCTTACCTTTCTTGCTTAAATAAATTTGTTTTTCCATAATTCTTTTTTATAATGTTACTTTTGTAGGTGGAGGGGAATCGAACCCCAGTCGCTGAGATGTTCTGGTCCGCTACCATTCGGACGTAGCCGCCTTGGATTACCTGCAATCTAATCAGACTTCTTTTTCGTTTTTAAAAACATAATCCCTTATTTTTAATTTGTACTACATTTGTAAATCACGTCCCTTTTTTGTATCTTTGGGCGCTGTTAACAAACTTAACACGCTGCAAAGATACAAAACATTTCGCCACATGCAAACAAAAGAACAAAAAATATCGCCAATAAAGCAAAGAATTTTGCAATTTTCAGCGACATTAGGGGTGAGTAAGAGGGATTTTTACTCCAAAATTGGTGTTTCAAGGGGAACGCTTGAAAGCAATACAGGGATCACAGAAGATGTAATGACGAAATTTATCGCCAATTATCCCGATATAGATATAAGTTGGCTAATTACTGGTGAGGGCGATATGCTGAAATCCAAGCATGCGGAGGAGCCAAAAGTAGAAGTAACACCCATACACCAGCCTCGCAGTACGGAGAAAAAAGAAGATACTCAGGTGGTCTATCTCTATAATTTTGAAGCGTCCGCAGGATTGCGTTCACTGTTCGGCAACAACCGGCAGAACATCATTGACACCATAAAGATCCCCAACCTTCCCAAGTGCGATGGGGCTATACACATTGTAGGCGACTCCATGTATCCACTTCTCAAGTCTGGCGACATTATATTATATAAGCAAATGCCGCTTGACATCAACAACCTGCTTTATGGCGAAATGTATATACTCTCTTACGAAATAGACGACGATGACTTTATTGTAGTTAAGTATATCCGAAAATCCGAGAAGGGCGAGCCATACATCACACTCGGCTCGGAGAACCCTGAACACGCACCACGTGACATTGATTTTCGTCGTGTTACAGCCCTTGCGCTCGTCAAGGCCTCTGTACGCATTAACTGCATGATATAGTAAACAACCTAAAGTAGAATGAAATGGAAAGAGGTTTTGATTTAATTGCTCTCGGTAAAAAGGCTTTGATGTCTATCTTTGAAAAAAAGTTTGGAAGAAGAGCCTCATATAAAGAAATTGTCGAGCTTCATGAACTAATGGACGAGATGGCGGATAGTGCTGATAGGGAAGATAAAGCAGTAACAGAAGAAGATGATGAGCTTAAAGACCTTTTGCGACAAGACAAGATAAGGCAAGATGCTCATTTTATTCGTATGGTTGTTGTAATATATATAGAGTTACACGAAGAGCCATATCCGTATAAAATAAAGAAAGACATACCGCTTCTTAAAGAGGCACACGCAAAAGTCATTAAGTTTTGCCAATCAGGGCTATATCCTGACATCATAAAATACGCCTATGAAGATATGTTTGTAGGAAATTTAAGACTATTGGGAGATATTGAAGAATACAAAAGTTTCTTCAAAGAATATACAAGTAGCCCATCAAACTTTAATATCAAAAAGATAAAAGACTTTATTCCAGCTAAGTACTTGCCAAATGTTCCTATGGACTTGTTTGAGCCGTAAATGGGACGCACGCACACTTTCTATGCCTATTTAGATCGAAAAAACACCTTAAAAGCCGAATAAATAGGGCTTTTCGGAACGAATTTTTAATCTGATTTCATGGCATTACACCCCACTATATGCGGAATAAAGGGGGGGGCAAACGGCAAAAATCGGGGTAAATCCGCTTTTTTTTCGGCATTATGGGAGGGGCGTATCTGCTCCAAACTATGTTAAAACCGTTAAGGTAACTATTAAGGTAACCCTCACATTTCGTTTTATTTTATTAAGGTAACTGTTAAGGTAGCTATTAAGGTAACCCCGTTTTTACCCCAAAATCACTCTGTTTTACACCCCCATGAACGCGAAAAAACGGCTTCCGATCGTTCAAATACGTATCGAAAACCGTTCAACTATCGTTCAATCAGCGTTTTAGCTGTTCAACGTTATTCCTTTTTTGTTGCTTTAGAGCGTATCAGTTCACCAGCGCAAATATAAGCCTTTTTGTTCAGTACAACCCCTCCTTTGCTTAGTCCTACGCGTTCTAAAGACCTTTGCTTTATACCTATCTGTTCAGCCGTCAGAACGTTGTAAATCGCAGGAATAGATCCGAAATAATAGTTCTTCCGCCCATTCATTAATTGTACGTGTATTACCTTTGTCATATCTACTACTTTTTGCTTGCAAATATACAAAAT